CTTATTCATGATTTCTTCCACTTTTGGTTTGGCCTTCTCGAATGAAGGCTTCATGTAAGGTCTGGGAGCCATTCCGTACCCGCCGTATTCAAGTCTCATGGCTTTCAATTGTGCCGTTCCTATCTTCGCCACGAGCCATTTGCCTTCTTGTTGAACGATCACAGATATGCTTCTTCGTAGATCCCCAACCATGACAGCCGGTGGCTCGCCGGGAGCAGATTGAACATAAGTCTTGTTTGTACCCGGTACTTTCGCTATCTTTCCCGTTCTGTTCCCTGAAAGAGTCTCTTGAATGACCGACTTCACATGATTTGCGGCAAGCCATAGCCTCTTGGCGGTTACGTCTTCTATCGAATCGACCACGTTCTTAACATTGCTCTGATACACCTTTTTCGTAGCCATGATTACATCTTCTTCACGAGAATGGTTGCGTATCTTGAATCAAAGACGGGCGGATCTTGAGGAATGTATGTCTCTGAGTCATACACAAAGCGATACTCCGAAAGATTGAATGTGATAGGTGAACGAAATACCAGTTTGTGAGTCACTTCCGTTTTCCCCGCCTGAGCATATGCCGCGATTCCACTCACAGATATGGGAATCACGAGACCCCAGACTGTCTCAATATCTGCCCAGCTCTCCACATTTCCCATAGCTCCCCTGGTGATTGTTTTCTTCTGAATCTTGATTCTCTGATTGAAGTTCATACGATCACAGCCCCGGATTGATTCTGTATTGCTGCACTCCCGCGTATTCTTCCTTACCCCAACTAATCGAATTAAGCCCCGAGATGCCTTCAGATGAAAGACCTTCAACTCTTCTTTCATACTGTCTGGCTACTCTCGCCATTACCCAGCGCTTTACCGCCAAGGGAATCGGGAGCTCTTCACCGTCTGAATCCTCAAAGGGATTGTTAAGATAGTTGTCCGCATCTTCCTTCGCAGCATCTACCAGATCCATGATGAAGTCATCGTCTTCATCATGTGAGACTCGAAGATAATTCTTCATCTCTGCAAGCGTTATTATCAGCCTGTCATATACTGCCGTTGACATAGACATCAATCCTTTGGATAAGGCGCACCTGGATGTGCAGACCTTATATGTGATTTGAGCCCAGATAAAGTGTAAAATCCTCTATCACATATCTGGCAGACATATCCATTTCCGCTAGGTTTATCTTCTTCTGTCACTGGAATTACTTTGTTTTCCGGCGGAGTTATCATCTTGTTTTCAGGTGGTGCTATCATTCTAATAATGGGCGTTACGAGCTTCTTCTTTTCAAGGTTATGCGCTTTATCGTTCCCCATGTCCACGATTTCGCCCACCTTTACTATCCTTCCGTTATGTAAGAACGCTCTTTCTACTCTTACCTTCACTTCATCTCCCCTCCTTTCATAGAGTTCTTTCCATCGCTTTTCTATTGCTTCAACTGCTAATTTAGAAGAGTTCCCCTTGAATGGATATACATCATGCATGATATCTCGTCTTCTCTGTGCGATTTCTTCGGGATCTTCTATCGCTTTGAGAATCGCTTCTTTCAAGTCTTCCGGTTTCTCGCATTGCACACCAACATCTGCGCATTCCCAGAATCGCAGCCCATGATGAACGTCCCGCCTGAACCAGGGAGGATTGAGAACCACAACCGGGCGATCGAGATCTGCGAACTCGTACAAGGTGGAGGAATTGTCGGTGATGTAAACATCAGCTTCTCTGAGAACGTCGTCGAAAGTCTGAAGTATCCTAATCTTGTGCTTGTGGTAGAAGGGAAACGCGACCTTTGCGAGGTTCGGGTGTGCGTGACCGACGAGTTCGAATTCAGTCGATTTTGCAAGCTCCGGGAGAACATCCTTGAAGTAATTGAATCCCCCTCGCGTCTCCTGCGAGATCTCACAACTCCAGTGAAACGAGATGCAAACTACCGGACGCTTGCTTCTCTCTTTCGGGGCTTCGTTGTGCCAGCAATCCAGTTTCGGGCAGCCCACGATTACCACGGGAGTATCCGGGTATGCTTCCCGGTTCGCTTTTGCGGACCATTCGTTCGGCACTATGAACAGACCAACATTTTCTCTCTTCTGACCACCCGCATATGATCCGTTCTTCGAATCTATATATGTCTGCCCCACGCCGTGATCGACAAGAACGGGGATTCTTCCAACCTCGGTCGCAACTCTCACATCTTCGATGCCCGCAACCACGACAAGGCCAACGCTGTTTTTCATAGATTGCAGCATCTTCATTCTTGAACCGGGTGCAATGACGTTCCTGATTTTCTTTCTCGCGTGGTCGAGAATATTGCTGCCCACGTAGAACCTCCCGCGATACTCAGCATCCAGCGCGCGGTATATTGATTCGAGATGATCGAAGTAATGGGTGGCCGGTGCGTAGAAGTCTATCTTTCCGAGCATCGCGCTAGACCTTTCGTTTATGATTGCCCGCATTTTCGCTGGTTCTTCCTGAGCGACTACGTATCTGTCCCTCAACTCACGGTTATATTTGAACTGTTTGTGTTTTGGAGTTTCATTCACAGTCCGGGGATGCCAGATGTGATAGACGGTGGAGGGTAGTTTCTCTATCTTTCCGACCAGAGCCATCACGGCGCATCTGAAAGCCTGGTCCTCGCCGCCCCAGCCGATGAATCTCTCGTCCCAGCCGCGGACTTTCTCGAAAGTGTCGCGCGTCAGAACGAAGAACTCGCCCAGCACGCGTTCACTGGCATGAATATCGGGAGGTTGGATATCCGGCATTTCGGGTTTGCTGTCTATGAGTCTGAGCGAAAAACCTTTGTGCAACCAGCTCACGGTCTCCATCTGGACCATTGCGGCGCCGCGTTTCACCCTCTCGACAGCCTCGCGTATGTCTCCCGTTTTCACGAGCCCATCAGCGTCGATATACACCAGAACGTCGGTCGTGGCTTTTGAGAAAGCGTCGTTTCTCATACGGGACCGGTTTATCTTCTTCGTGTCGTCTTCGCCGATCACAATCTCGGCCTCGGGGACATTGAGCCGGTAAAACCTCACCAGCCAGTCGAAAATCTTCTCCCTGTGAGGGTCGCCCCCCTGGAAGGGAATGAGGATGGAGAACTCCTTCGTATCGGTGTGCGAGATCCCCAGGATCTGGCGCATCAGGCGCGGGTTGGTTCTCGATGCGATGTACATATCCGCCCTGGCCTTCTGTTCTTTCCACCTCTCGTGTTTGTTGCTCTCGCTCACGCTTCTCTCGTGCCAGAGATGATATACAGTGTTCGGCATAGTTTTGAATGGCCCGATGAGCGCCCTGATTGCACATTTGAAAGCGTCGTCCTCTCCACCCCAGCCGGTGAAACTCTCGTCCCAACCCCTGATTTTTTTGAATGTCGAACGAGAGACGGCAAAAAACTCTCCGATGAGATTCTCGGTTTTCTCGATGTCGCGCCGCCCCATCGCGGGGAACTGGAAGTCTCCGCTCACAATTCTCTCTGTGGCAGTCCGGGAAAGATACGATACTTTCGACGGCTGGGTCAGGGGATATCCCGCTTTCACATTCTCCACGGCGGCACGGATAGTCTCTTTTCTGACCAGGCCGTCCGCGTCTATGAATACGAATATGTCGGTTGTGGCGCGGGAGGCCGCGTCGTTGCGCATCTTGGAACGGTTGCATTCATCGCTCGTGCCGACGATGATCTCAGCTTCGGGGCATATGGTTTCGTAGTACGCCATGAGCCAGTCAAAACACCGCTCTCTATGGCCGTTGTCGCTCTTGAACGGGACCAGGATCGAATACTCTTTCATCTTTCACCCCAAAAAAGGGCCGGTTCCCCGGCCCTTGTGGTTGACTATCAGGAACCAGCCGACGGAGCGGCATCGAATGCGCCGACAACGAACGACTCGGGCCTTTCAACGGTGAGTTCCACTCTCTCTTCACAGAGGACAGCAAGCTTGTTCTTGATAAAGTAGTCGCTATGTGACCCACTGACTGAGATTGTGACCTCCTGTCTGTCCCAGAGGGTTGCTCCGAGATCGAAAGCGCCAGTAATGAACGTGCCTTCCTGGAGAGCTGCAGATACGACCACTGGAGTTCTCCAGAGTCTTTCCTGCCCACCAACTGTAACATTGACCCATACATACATACCGTCACTCGATTTGAGAAGTTCGATATCTTCCCAGTCAGACGGGTGAAGAACGATACCATTCACCGGGTAGTACGCAAGGTAGGCTTTCGTCATAGCCCTCCTGATAGCATCGAGCTTAGTATCGCCCGCCGTACCCGAAGACCATGCGTAGGTCTGAACGTCGGTAACTGTGGTAAGACCCTGAATGTCTCCGTCTTCGCCTGTTCCGTAGAGGAGTTCATCGTCTTCCTTGAGGTACAGACCGTAGATCAGCTTCGAGTCGATATAGGCCTGAAGTCCGGGAGCGTCGGCAAGGATCTGCTTCGTCACGGGTATCCAGTGCGCTATCGTCTTGATCGTCGTACTCTTGTTCTCGAAGGTGATCGCGGATTCGGGTTTCGCTCCGCCTTCAGCAACCACAGCCGCATTGTTTGTGAAACCAGACTCTCTTATCCAGTCAATCGCTCCGGCAGTTGTTGGAATGACGTTTAGAAGCGACCTGACTCTTGCAGCCCTTCTCGGGTCTTCGACTATTCCGGGTACGCGATAAGACGGATAGAGGTATCCGGCGAGGTTACCGAGTGAAGCTCCGGTCACAAGCGTCTTTACCTGAACCGCCTGTGACTTTATTGGAAGGCCTTTATCTTTGACAGCCTTGTACGCCTCAGATTCCACGAATGTCTGACCGGGACTCTTGACTTCGGTCTGTGTCGGTTCGGCGAGTCTTCCGGCTTTCGCCTCGAGCTCGTCCATTCTCTTCTTGGCTTCTGCCATGCCCTCGGAGATGCTCTTGATTGTTGCATCCATCGCCTCGATTGACTTGGCAGTCTCAGCCGTTGTTTCTCCGTACTTCTTCAGTTCTTCCGCCTGTTTTGAAAGGAGCTCCTTCATGTCGTTCTTGTACGTTCCGAGAAGCTCCTGAAGCTCTTTGAGTTCCATGCTTAATTCACCTCACTGATTGATTTACCAAAGCCGCGAAATTCATTCAAGATGGCCT